GGAACCCATTGCAAAAATACCTTGCACGAGCCAGTTATGCTGCCAACTGATAAAGACACATTTGTGAAGTGTGTTTTGGACCAAGATCGCGTCACATTAGAGAATATATTCTATTATGCCACAGTCATTGACCCAAAAGCCCGTGCTAAAATTATCAGCCGGAACCTCAACATCCAACTGCCGACCCTCCCGCAAGGACGGTTTGTTAAAGGGTGGTCGGACAAGTCGTGCTCTGCCCAGAGCGCGATCTTGGAAGCCGCACGAAGAATCGCTGATGAACAAGCTAAAGAGATTAGACGAGGAGAGAAGACTAATAATTCGACAACTCAAAAGACGCCCCAACACAAAGGAGGTAAAGCCTCTAGGAGGCGAAGGGAAGAGGAGAGAGCAAAGCACGAAATTGCCCAAGCCCAAACCGATTCCACATGGGTTAAAGAATTTGCGGTTAGACATCTTACAGAAAGATCTCGGAGGCGAGTCATCAACCGACCCGGTCTCTCAACACGAAGTGAAGGGTGTGCAAACACCAACAGCCCCGTGGACAGAGGTCAAGTCGAAGAAGCGACGAGCACCAGGAGTACCAGTAAGGGTACAACCGGTGTTGGACACGGAACAGTCAAGGGCCAAAAGCCCTTCAAGTTCCCTAAACAGTGTCCCACGTGTGGAAGCCAAGCGTTCAGCCACTATCACCAAGCCATCTATTGCTACCGTTGTAACACCGAAACGAGTTACAAAGAGAGTCCCTCAGGTGGGTGGACCGAGTCTGGTTGCTACTCTGCGTCATAATGCCGGAGTGGAACGTCCCGATGATCCTGTATTGGAAAAGCCTATTAAAGCAGTTTCCTTACCGGATAGAATCGAAGTCTCCTATGCTCGCAAGGAGATGGGACGTGATAAAAGGTCTAGAAATACTAAAGGACCAGCATTAGTCTTCGTTAAGGGAAAGGTGTTGCCTATCACAACCCAGCCTAGCCCCAAGTTTATGTGCGTTGCGGATTCTAGTTTATACTGGGAGACGCTTAGGCAATTTAAACTTGCTCCTAGGAATACTGTAACGATGAAGCAAATGTCCAGCTACATTCGTAGAGCTATGAATGAGTGTGATCTTCGTGATTTCACTTCTGAAGAGGTCTACAATATGGAGATGGACATTTTGGAAGCAGCGATGCATGTGCCAATCCGCGAGGCTCACATGATAAGGGGACTACGAAATTTCGATGATATAGAAATGATGCACGACCATAGCGACTTTGTAACCAAAGGCGATTTAGGTCGAGTCCCTGTAAAGACGTGTTTCAGTTGTATAGGAGGTACTAAACAGCAGTACCTCCCACGTAAACCAACAACATGAGACAACGCTGTCCTTCCTGCTATATGCACTCGCTCGTTACCAAGAGTGCAGCCCCTGTTGCCGGGGTGCAGTTTCAAGGCGAAGGATATTCCGTGTGAAAGCACTAGGTTCACACGGAAGCTGTTTGACTGGTCTGATTGGGACCAGTCTATTGTTTGGACGCATGCGAATTGTGTCCATAACGAAACTATTGCACTATCACAACGTCACCAAGTCGATGACGGATCGAGATTCAATAAGGCTGTTTTTCCTGAGTTCATGGAGAAGCTTATGCGATTGAAGAAAGATTGTGAACCCATATCCAAGTTGGCCCAAGCCTCTAGGTATTCTGGAGCTAAGAAGAGATTAGCCCTAGATGCTATAGAGGATCTGAAGGTCAATGCGCTGGATATATTCAAGGATTCGAAAGTCCGAATGTTCATTAAGGATGACAAGTATCACACGCCTGAGGTTAAACCAGGGCGCAGTATACAATTTAGGTCTAAACGTTACGCTATAACCTTGGCACAATTCACTACACCCCTTGAGGAAAAAATATTTTCTCATAGAGAAGGTGGTATTAGGGTGTTTGCCAAGGGACAGAACCTACAGCAACGTGCAGAGACCCTTAGACAAATGTGGGATAATTATGTTAACCCAGTTGCCTGGAACCTGGACCATTCAAAATTTGATGCACATGTTAGTCGTGAGCTCATACTTGCCGAGACAAAATTATACGGCGAGTGTTATGAGAATTCTGGACATAAAAATTATGTAAAGAATTTGATGAGAGCTCAAATGATTAACAGAGGATCAACAATGAATGGAACAAAGTTCAAAACAGTTGCGACACGTATGTCTGGGGATCAAAACACGGGGTTGGGGAATTCAGTGCTGAATTATGCAATGATTTCTTGTGTTCTAAAGTGGTGTGGGGTAAGAGCTAATATGTATATTGATGGGGATGACTCAGTAGTAGTCATGGACCAATGTGACCGGAACAAGGTGGATGCCAAATTATTTGGGCACTTTGGGATGGTCACAAAAAGTGAATTTGTTGACCAATTTGAACATATAGACTTTTGCCAAACCAGGCCGGTGTGGAATGGTCTTGAATATATCTTATGCCGCAATCCTGATCGTATCCTGTCTAGGATTAACTGGTTAGTGCGTAAGCAACCCAGTAGTATAGACAGTGTATATTTGAAGTCTGTCTTTTTGTGTGAGTCAGCACTTAATGAAGGATTGCCTGTGATGGGTCCACTCTTTAGTCGTTTAGCTTCTAGTATCCAAACTCGAAAGAACAAGCTTATGGATGTAGAGACCGATTATCAAGTCAAATTGTTGAACAAGGTAAAGGGAAGAGTATATGAGAGAGAGTGTACATATGAGAGTAGAGTATCCTTCGAAGAAGCGTGGGGTATTTGTCCAGAACGTCAAATAGAGCTGGAGAGTATGTACACACTCTCACCGGCTGACCCTATGCCATTGTTCTATGACTTGTTCCCTCGAACTATGGAGATGTGATCTCTTATTACGTGGTAGTAAATTAGTGAGTTATGACAAGAACAAAAA